AGTATCGCGACGGCGCCATCTACTGGCTATCTGGCGTAGACCGGAAGTGGCGGAACGTAGAGGAAGAGAAGAAGCCGGACGGGCCGAAGAGGCTGCGTTCGGTTCAGTAGTTTTGCTTGCGGCGGCGTGGATGGACACGCACCTCTTAGTCGTCAGGCTGGTTTGGGCTCCCTTGACGGTCATATGGCAATGGCCGAAGAAACCGGGCGGGTACGAAGGCGCGCCATCGCCGGGTCTGGGACCTACGAGTACGCCGAAAGCTGGGAGCAGCCGGTAACCAGTCCGGCCCGCAAGCGCCAATAGAGTGCGGAGGCTCTTAATACCTCCGTGGTGAGCGGGATGCCATTTGCCCCGACTAACCCGCCAGTGCGTGCCTGCCAAGTGTAGGAGCGTGGTCCTAAAGACCTGGCGCCGGAAGACCAAGGTAACCGGCATACATTCACCAGCGGAAGACGATAGCGCCCAGCGATGGAGCGTTGGAAGCCGCCAGAGGCTCGTGGTGTACGCCGGGCTGGTGGTTCTTATGTACAGGGGATCCACGTGAAACATGAGCTAGCCGAAGCCGCGACCGCAGCTACGTTGAAGGCTGCGCCTCCGGTGACGGTGGCCGCTGCCGTGGTGTCGGGGGTGACCCTGAATACAGTCGTCCTATTGCTGACCGCCGCGTATCTGGTCCTTCAGATTGGGTACTTGGTCTGGAAGTGGCGCCGAGACTTGAAGCGGAAGGGTTGAACGACATGTGCGGCCAAGGAACAGGCGATATCTGATGAACGTCAAGGTCATCGGCGGCAGCATCGCAGGCGTACTCCTGCTGGCTGCTGGGCTGGTGCGCCCATGGGAGGGGTATAGCCCTGAGCCCTACGTGGACATCGTCGGCAAGGTGACTTGGTGTTACGGCGAGACCAAGGGCATCCCCAAGGATTCCTACAAGCGCGAAGAGTGCGAGGCCATCCTGCAAACCAGCCTTGGCCGGCACCTGAGCGGGGTAGCTGCCTGCATCGGCCAGCCGCTGACCGAGAACGAATGGGCTGCGGTCCTGAGCTGGACCTACAACGTCGGCGTGCGCGCTGCGTGCGGCTCAACGCTGGTCAAGCGCATCAATCGCGGCGAGCCGGGGCCGGCCTGGTGCCCTGAGCTAAGGAAGTGGGTCTATGCCGGCGGCAGGCGCGTCAAGGGACTCGTGAACCGGCGCGAGGCTGAGCTGGCGATGTGCCTTGGGAGCGCGCAATGAAGCGGTTCCTGCTCGGCCTAGTAACAGGAATCCTGTCCACCATCGGAGCCGTCATCGCCTATGCGTGGTGGCTGAGCAGGCCGTTTCATTGAGGGCGGCGGAAACGTAATGCCCAAGTCGGCCCAGATGGCTAGAAGTGCGTATAGGGCAGCGTTGAGGGCCTGGTTCGCCCGAAAGACATGGTTGACGAACAAGCGTCTGTGGCAATTGGGTGAGTTCAATCAAGCAATTCATCGCTGGCATGGGCGACACGGAGTAGTGAGGTGAACCCGTTGTGGCGCCTGTCCACCTACGCTCTCGCGGTGCTGGCGGTCATCGCCATTGTTGCGGCCCTGTACTTTCGCGGAGATTCCGCTATTTCCGATGCCCGCGCCGACAAGGCCGAGTCGGAGAGAGATTCGGCTCGCGCGGAGGTCAATGACCTGAAGGCTGCTAGAGACCGGGATGACCGGTCTGCCGGCTTCAGCCAACAGGCGAACCAGCAAATCGAACAACACGTAGCACAATCGAACGAACGCCTAGCCCGCGTTGAGGTGAAGTACCGTGACCGCATTGTGGAAGTACCCGCTGCTTGCCCTGGTCCTGACCCTGACCTCATGCGCGACCTACAAGAACAAGGGCGCCGCCTATCTGCCTCCGAGGGTCGAATGCGGGCAGTACGAACCGCCGGCCAAGCGCACACCAGTCCAGCCCGGCCTGGCTGAGAAGTCGCTCATCATCTGGCAGCTGTACGCATTCGCCATTGGCGACTATGCGGAAAGCCTGCTGGAGCAGCGCATAGCCACGGCAGCCTGTATGGAGCAGAACCGGGAAGCGGGGATTATTCGGTGAGCGGCAAAGGCGATAAGCCCCGCCCCAAGTCAGTGGACGACGAAACCTTTGGTTCCAACTGGGACCGAATCTTTAGCCAAGGAGAAGGCAAGTGGCAAACCCCAGCCAAGTCCTGCGAGTCATCGCAGGAAGCACCGACAAGGAACCCACCGCAGAGGTCGTCCTCGTAACCGAGAGCGGCGCAGCACTGCCGGGCGCGAATCTGCCGGCCCTGCCGACGGTGAATGGCGACTACACCCTGCGCGTTGCATCGGGCGTGTACAGCTGGGTGCTGGAAGGCACCTAATTTCTAAAGTAGAAGCATTTAGAAATGGCTGGTCGCAAACCCGGTACTGCTAAGACGGGTGGGCGCAAGAAGGGGGCGCCAAACAAGCTATCGGGGCAGGTTAAGGAGATGATCCTTGCTGCCCTTGATGAAGAGGGTGGCGTGACCTATCTGCGCCAACAGGCGCGGGATAACCCAACAGCATTCCTAACCTTGGTTGGCAAGGTACTGCCCATGACGGTTCAGGGCGACCCAGAGAACCCGCTGCACTACACGATAGTCGAGCGACGCATTGTCCGCCCTGGTCATCCCAACAGCTGAGGTCTACGAGCCTCTGCTGGCCCCTGCGCGGTACAAGGGGGCATGGGGCGGTCGAGGGTCGGGCAAGTCGCACTTCTTCGCCGGCAAGCTGATTGAGGACTGCTTGGCTGAGCCTGGCGAGTCTGGCGAGGGGATGAAGGCCATCTGCATCCGCGAGGTGCAGAAGGACTTGGCGCAGTCCAGCAAGGCGCTGATTGAGGCCAAGCTGCGCGACTTCGGCATCGGCGAGTCGCAGGGATTCAAGGTGTTCCGCGAGGTCATCGAGACCCCGCGTGGCGGCCTCATCATCTTCAAGGGCATGCAGGACTACACCGCCGAGTCGGTGAAGTCGCTGGAAGGCTACAAGCGCATGTGGTGGGAGGAGGCCCAGACGGCCACTAACCACTCGCTCAACCTGCTGAGGCCGACCATCCGCGCGCCCAGTTCGGAGTTGTGGTTCAGCTGGAACGCTCGCCGCAAGACCGACCCGGTGGACGTGATGCTCCGAGGCTCCGAGCTGCCTACGGGCGCTCAGGTCGTCAAGGCAAACTGGCGAGACAACCCGTGGTTCACGCCAGAGCTTGAACAGGAGCGGCTGGACTGTCTGCGGATGCAGCCAGATCAGTACGACCACATTTGGGAAGGCGGCTACATCACGATTGCCTCGGGCGCGTACTTCGCCAAGGGGCTGGCACAGGCACGAGTGGATGGCCGCATAGGTCGTGTCTCGGCCGACCCGCTGATGACGTTGCGGGCCTATTGGGACATTGGCGGCACCGGGGCCAAGGCCGACGCTTGCGCCATCTGGATTGCTCAATTCATAGGCAAGGAAGTCCGGGTATTGGACTACTACGAGCGAGTAGGCCAGCCGCTCGCCGCTCACATCGAATGGTTGCGCTCCAGTGGGTATGGCAAGGCGCTATGCGTTCTGCCGCACGACGGCGCCACAAACGACAAGGTTCATCAGGTCAGCTACGAGAGTGCGCTTCGGTCCGCTGAGTTCGAGGTTCGCGTAGTCCCGAACATGGGAACGGGCGCGGCGAATCAGCGCATCGAGGCGGTGCGCCGGCTGTTCCCCAGCATCTGGTTCAACGAGACGACCACCGAGCCTGGGCGGGATACCTTGGGCTGGTATCACGCCAAGCAGGACGAGAAGCGAGGAATTGACCTGGGGCCGGACCACGACTGGGCCAGTCACGGCGCCGACGCCTTCGGGCTGATGGCTGTGGACTACCTGCGCCAGCCCACCAGCAGCAACCACGCACCACTGAACTACAAAAGGATTCGCTAGGGATGGCAAAGGGCCAGAAGCTCACGGATGAGCAAATCGAGGCGGCGGCACGGGAAGCCCTTGCCACGAGCCTTGGAGCCCCCGATAGCGATGTCTATTGGGCGCGTGAGCGCAACCTGGAGTTCTACAACGCCGAGGCTAGGGGAGAGCTGGCGCCACCCGAGATTGAGGACCGCTCAGACTTCGTGGCGACCGACGTTCCGGACACCGTGGACGGAATGCTGCCGCAGCTGATGCGCATCTTCGTCGGCTCGGATGACGCGGTGACGTTTGAGGGGCAAGGGCAGGAGGGGAGTGAGAACGAGGGAAAGTTGGCGACCGCCTACGTCAATCACCTGTTCTACGTCCGCAACGACGGCGTGGGCATCATCCACGACTGGTTCAAGGATGCGCTTCTCCAGAAGGTTGGCTTCGCCAAGGTCTGGGCCGAGGAAGAGTCTCAGGACGCCAAGCAGAAGTACCAGGGTCAGACGCCCGAACAGCTCGCCATGCTGATGCAAGAGGGCTGGGTGCCCCAAGGCGACCCGGAAGTGGATGAGGATGGCCTTCTGGCCTTCACCGTCGCCAAGGAGGACAAGCGCGTCTGCATCAAGGTCGCAGCCTGCGCCCCGGCTGAGATGCGTGTGGACGTAAATGCCCGCTGGGGCGGCGAGCCCGCCATGATTGCTCAGCAGTTCTCCCGCCAGCGCTTCGTTCTAGAGGAGGAGGGCTACGACGTTTCGGATGTCGGGACCAGCACCCGAGCCGTGCCCGGAACCGCCATGTTGGAAGAGCTTGGCGAGACCGACGACTTCAGCTACTCCGTGCCGGACGAATCCCACGAGGAAGTGGACTATGCCGAGGTCTACATCAAGCTGGACCGCGACGGTGACGGCATCGCCGAGTGGCTGAAGATTTGTCTGATTGGCGACAAGCTGGGCGTCTACCAGAACGGTGACGTAGCAATCGAGCAAGTAGATGACCACCCGTTCGTGTGGATTTGCCCGATTCCTCGCTCTCACGCCTTCTTCGGCGACTGTCCTGCTGACCGTGCCATCCAGCCTCAGAAGCTGCGGACGCGCACCATCCGGGCCATTGAGGACAACATGCTGCTGACGGTCAATCAGCGCACGTATGTCAATACCGGCGCGGATGTGAACATTGATGATGTGCTGGACAACCGCCCTGGCGGAGTTGTTCGCGGCACGGCAGAGCCTAGCCAGGCACTGATGCCCATCGTGCAGCCCTCGCTGGGCGCACCGGCCTACCAATTCAACGAGTACATCGCCAGCTGGGCCGAGAACCGGACTGGGTTCAATCGCTACAGCGCTGGCACTGACCAAGACGCCCTGAACAAGACCAAAGGCGGCATGGAGCTGCTAACCGCCAAGGCCGATATGCGCATGGAGCTGATGGCGCGCTTCTTTGCCGTGGGTATGCGCCAGTTGTTCGCCAAGATGCTGAAGCTGGCGATTCAGTACCAGAACGTGCCCGAGATGATTGCCATCAACGGCCAGTTCGTGCCCATCAACCCCAGCGAGTTCCGCAATCAGTTCCACGTGAAAATCAACGTGGGGCTCGGCACCGGCTCCAAGGAGCAGCAGGCCAATCGCATTATGGGGTTGGTCCAGATTCTCCAGTTAGGTGCGCAAGCGGGCGTGGTGAGGCCACAGCACGTCTCTGAGGTCATTCGGTTGTACGCCGAGGCTAATGAGTTCAAGAACCCCGAGCGGTTCGTGGATGCCGAACCCACTGGCATGCCGGCCAACCCCCAACAGTTCCAGCAGATGCAGGCTCAGGCGCAGGAACAAATGGGGCAGATGCAACAGGAGTTGCAACGCTTGACGCAAGAGAACGAACAGCTCAAGTCGGACCAAGCCAACAAGCAGGCCGAAAACCTACTGAAGGGCGCAGAGCTTGAACTGAAGGGCCGAGAGCTGGAGCTTAAGACTGCCCAAGGCGTAGCGGACCTTGACCTCAAGCGCCAGCAGGCCAGTCAGTCTGAGCGCGACAGCCACATCAAGAACGCCCAGGCCATCCAGACC